CCGCCCAAACCAGTTTTCATATCACTGGCAGCGATAAATCCCTCACCAAAAGATTCCTCCAATTCTTTGATATCTTTCGTCAAAATTTCAATTTGACCTGTCAATGTCCCAGCAATCACTTGCGCTTGTCCACTATAAGCCGTATTTATTTTTTTCAATATTATTTCCTGGGCTTCATATATTTTCCCCTGCTTTTCAAGTGTTTCAATGTTTTTTTCTTCAGCTTCGGTCAAATTGATTGAGTATTGTTTTAATAATCTTTTGGCCTCGCTGGGTTTATCCAATGCGCGCGCTAAACTATATGCGTTACCAGCTAACTCCGACTCCGACGTTGACACATTAGTAATAGCCTCAATTAATCCAGGCAATACATTCCGGCCAATGTGCTGAAATTTCAATGCAATATTTTCAGCACCAATAAGCATATCATCAGAGAATATTGTATTTTTGGCATATCCTTCAGATAATTTTTGTAATTCTTCAACGGAAAAATCAATAGTTTTCCCTGTGACTTTCAGAGTATTTGCAAGCAATGCCAGATTCTTTTCCCCTTCCATTGCCTCTTTGAAGCTATCAAAAAAACTATTTTTTAATAATCCAAATCCCTTTCTAAGTATATCTGCCGCAATCTGCCCTAATGCCATCTGTTTCCAAAGCCCGTCAAAGCCCTTTATCATCGATGAAGTACCTTTATCGGTTTTATTTTTTAGATCGTCGATGCTGGCTTTAACTTTTTCAACAACGATAGTCCCCTTATCGTCAAGGGTAATCTGAAATTTTAATTCTCCACTGGCAGCCATTTTTTTATTAATTCCTCATATGATTTGGTCTTATTCTCCGGGAGTAAACAGTCCTGAATGATTCTAATTTTGAAAATCGAGTCAAGTATGTCAACCACACCCAATAATTCACATATCGTCTTGATTGCCTCAATCGCGATATGGCCAGACGGTAGAATCTGGCCACATACCAGACCCCATACTTGCAATATCTCTTGATTCTCTTCTGAATATTGATACTTGATTTGCTTTTCAACATATTGTTCATATTGCAACGGATATTGTTTTTCAAGTTTTACTTCCAGGTCACGCGGCAATGACTCGCATGAGCGCTTGTAGCACGTGACCTCTATCAGTTTTTTAGCTCGTCTGCCTTTGATTTACGATTGAAATCATCGATCGCATTTATGGCCGCATTCAAAAACTCGATGAAATTTGAACTGAAACATTTAGAAAGTTCATTTTTATCAAAATCAATCAGTGTTTCCGATTTTTTATCGATTTTAAATTCCCATAAATCTTGCTTATCGGTGCAATCGTAGATTTCTAATAGGTGCTTATTTTTCAGACCCTCACAGCCCTTTACGACTTTTTGAATAAGTAATTCATTGTACTTTTGCATATCCATAGAGTCCCAGATAGATCCGGATTTCTGCCGGAGCCATTTTTTGCCCTGGACTTCAGCACCTCGTAAAAGTTCCATCCGGTCTTTTTGTGTGAGACCGGATATCTGAAATTTAAGTTCTCCCTGGTCATCCCACGGGAACCAATTTGAATCAATCATTTAGCCCTCCTGATGCGTATTTTAATTAATCAAATACTAATTTCGCCTCATCATCACCAGCCAATCCGTAAACTTTTCCATCCCTTGACAAAATAAGCTCACCTTCCCCAGCAATCGCCGGATTCTGGTAATTGAGATAAGGCAGACAAAAGCGATAGCGAAGACCAGCTATGCTACCGCAGGGGATTTCCACATTTTTATTCACCTGATTATCAACTTCATAGCGAATAACATCACCCTCTTTTAGTATTTTTGATATTTTACAGTCTACTTCACGCTTTGAAGTTTTCAAAATTGTTACCGGATAATTTCCGCCCTTCTCTTCGGTGATGACTTTGAGATTGTTCTTGACGGTTATTTCTGATTTGGTAATTATCACATTTGCCAAAGATCCACCGCTATCGCATTCTTGAGCCGTCCCAAATTCGCCAGCAACTGGCACACCACTATCGACAGCAGTAGGAATAAATCCCTTCACGGTGCATACTGAAATATCATTAAGCAATGCGGTTTTGATTTTGACATAATTAGAACCACCGGACGTATAACTCACTCCGGTTAATTCATAACCTACACCTGCATTGTCTTCGGTTCCAAATTGTACTAGCGCCTCATCTTCAAAATTTCGGCAGTCATTCACTTCAACATTGAATAATCCAGCCGCCTGCACGCCCGCCGGAGTGACTGTCTGACCAGCTATTTTCTGACGTAAAAATTGACCAGCAAAAATTCCTCGCCCTATCTGCCCGGCTTCTACCGGGAAAGTGCCCTGGTCTATTGCTACACCAAAATTGAAATATGTTACCAGGTCTTTTTGAAATACTACCGTCATGGTTTTGACATCAGTATCAATATCTGCCAGAGTATATTCAACCTTCGTTGCTGGTGTGGCTGTCTCTATGCCCCATAGATTTTTTAAGAAAATTCCAGGCTTTGGAGCTGTCCCAAGTGCAATGGGTTTGATATAAGAGGTAATATTGAATGTACCCGGTTTAAATCGCCCTGGAACATCCTTGAATCTCGATAGGGTAGCTCTTTTTTGTTCATCTTCATAAAAATTCTTCTGCTGATCAAAAGTACCTTCCCCGACTACCCTAACAACATCGGTTCCTACAGGATAGACCGGTGTCCCAACTACCGTCTCATCTTTTGCAAACATCAGCGTTTTCATTCCTATGCCGATTACTCCCATGATGTCCTCCTTTTCTTATTGATTTGATTTGGTTTTGTGATTATTTCTTTTTTGATTATCGGAGATTCTCTTTTAATCTCGAATTCATGGGTAAATAGCAAATGTCTTGCTATTCTATCAGGAAATTCTTTGATATCTCCTTTCTTGAATTTACCATATTTTTCCACTTCTATAAATGGAAATTTTGTTATACATATTAATAATTTTTTACTCATAAGCGTGCTCCTTATATGTGATCTGTAATCCGATATTAGCGGCATAGCCCGCATTTTCTCCGGGAATTATGAAATCTCCGGTGCCAAAATAAGTACCTATTCGGGCACTTATTATAGTCCCGGATAATGCCGTCAATTCAGTTGTGAATATATAATTATCAAGTTTACTTCGGATTTCATTTAATATTTTTTTCAAACCTTTTGTCAATCCGAAACCCTTGACTGCACCTTGATTTACCAGTACCACCTGAAAAGCGTAAATATCGAAAGTATGGTTGTAGATTTTTTCTCCATGCTTGCATTCTGGATTTTCAGTTGAACCTCGATAAATTATCGAGCAGCCAAACCCCGGGAAATTATTAATCAGAACATAAGCTGTCTCAGATGCCAATTGATATACCCTGGTTTGAAAAAATGTCCCCAATTGAGCCAATATCCGGGCTTCGATAGCATTTCCCAACTCATCAAATATCATAGTTGATTCACTATCTTATCTCTAAGTGTTTGCATTTCAGCTATAGCAGATTGGCTAATATACCAGAATTCGCGTGCGGGTATGTGCATCCATGTATCAGGTTTGAGATGTACGCCCTGATAACGGAACCATGCCCGTTGCTTTTTTGTAGGAGAATATGGATTGACTCCAAAATTCTGTACTGCAGCTATATTTACGCCCTTATTCATACGACTTGAAATGATATCCACGAGAGCGCCATTGGTACCTTTTCGGTAATTAATTGATTTGAATAATTGACCGGTATCTTTCAGTGTTTCGGCACCGCCACTGCCTTTTCCCTTCCGTCTCCATGCAAGTGTCAATGGAGATAATGGCACCCATTGATTCCCATTACTATCGGTCTTAGTTTGAAAATGCTCTTTGATGTCCCTTACCGCTATATTGCCAATAGCTCCGGCAAGCTGATCGGGTCTAACTGCAAAAATGAAATTTTCAAGCTTTTTTGAAATCTCATCTTTCTGTAATGTTATTTTCATGCTTTTCCATGTGGTAATGACATATTGAATTTTGCTTCATCGTATCCACCAAGATCATCGTCCTCAAAAGGTTGAATAACCGTTATTCTATTGGCTTTGACAAGCCCTGGAATTATCATTTTTCCATCTCTGATTTTTTCAAGATTAAGTATGGCCTCATCATAATATTTTACTGCGGCTTCATTCAGACCGTTTCCGCGTTCAAAAAGTTTGTAGACTACAATCGACCTTTCAATTGACTTAATCACACCAGGATAGGGAGCAGTAAGAGGGACGGTATAACCTCCCGCCAAAAGGTAGGAATCAATTATACCGTCCGCATCAGTGAGCGCTTCATTAATAACTGCTGTATTTAATGTGGTACCGTCACCGGCGAGATTTAACAGACTATAACTTCCGGCGTCATTTCGTATTGGGATTCCAGTGATCGAAATATAGCTCATCTCCGATGTCTGCCTCTGTGTTTATGCTCAGGTTCGGGTTCCAGAAATCTTTCCGCTCCATAATTGGGATTCACTTCGATTTTTTCAACTAGCTTCTCAACTGGTTTTTCAATAACTGGAGTTTCAACCATTTTCACCGATAGAAATCCTGTTTTTTGAAGCCTGATAATTTCCGGATGAAGATAATCTACTATCGTATCTTGATTTTGATATACTGTTATCCTGGCGTCGGGTAATTTCAAGCTTGGTTGAGGATATTTCAAAAGCCTGATAACGTATTTCATGATGTCCTCTAGTTATCAATTTTGATACAGGTCTGTGGATGATAGTATCCCATGTTATATCGGGCATCCACACCAAAGAATATTTTTTTGTGAGAAAAAACCCTGGCTTCATCCCATGCCGGAGTAATAGTTTTCCGAATCTGATATACAAAGGGCTTCACTACAGGTGTATCAATAAGAACGTACCAATCGTTACCAGTTAATGATCCATGAGCAATGGGAACAGCAGCATTCCAGTAGATATTATCAACTGGGCCCGCATTATACTGTTGGTTGAAAGCCACCTTCATGACTCCACTTAGAGCGGGAGAATGAAGAATTGTAATCTTGGGATTATATGTAATGACCGGCAATCCGTTTCTTTTCAAGTATGCCTGATATAAAGCCTGAGCGGAGGCGAAATCAGCTTGAATCAATGCCGCCGTTACGCCAGTTCCCGTTACCAAATTAGAATAAGCCGCGCCTCCTTCAAACAATGCAGGATGAGCAGCCGAAAAGAAAAAGCCTCCATCAAAACAAAGATTTGCAGCGCCGTTTGTCAATAAATTCAGGAATAGTAATTCTGGGTGTTCGGCAGCAGAGGGAGCCAATTGATTGAGCCTGATATTTATTTGCCCAGATTGATCGTCGTCAAAAGTGTTTTTGTCAATGCCGATGGTAGCCTCATAATCTTTGTTTTTCAGGGTGTATGAAAAATCCTTCAATGATTCGCTTGATCTTTCATCCACCCATTCATTCATCCCTGGAACCTGTCCAAACCATTCATAGGTCTCCGTTTTCCCTTTCGAATCAGCTTGAATACAGAATTGAGGATATAACAGTTTCCCTGTGTACTCTGCAAAGTTTTTGAAAAACGCGGTGTTACTCGCTTGAATAAACGATTTAGAAATGTAAGCCATGTTATCCCTCCTTTACCTGTCCAGGGTTTTAACCCAGATTTCAGTTGCTGAAATTATTTCATCACAGATTCCGACTTCTACATCATTAGTGGTCGTACCTGCAAGAGCCACGGTGTCATCATCGACAACATAAACTTTTTGACCAATCCATGTCTGATCGGCTCCGCCGTCACAACAAAACCGCCAGCGTGATCCGCGTTCTACCAGACACCTAACCTCGGCAGAACCAGTCACGCCGACTACCGGGCAATCCGAATCAATCGCTATGCCCCTAAATTTTTCTCCGGCTCCGTCGGTCGCGGGTTTTAGATATCCGGTTAAGCTTACTACCGTACAAATCGCACCTTTGTATATAGTGGCCGTACTAAGCATTCTGTCTGATTTCTGAGATGCTCCTAACCAATGCTTGTGTTCTCTATTTGCATTTGCTGATAAAGCCATTATGCCCTCCTTCCCGCGTTGGCAGGCTGTTGTAATTTCCTCATGTAAGCAACCTGATCGAATTCTCTGAATTCTTTCACGTCTTTTTCGTCAAGTCCAAGATCTTTGTCATCTTTAGTCAAGCCTTTCGTATTTTCATCGCCGTCGGCTTCATGATTGGCTCCGAATTCAATGAGTTTCGCCGATTTTTCAATCTCTTCTCTGAACTCTTTATATAGATTTTCATCCAGGGATTTAACTTTGAGTAAACGGGCGATTTTAGCCTCTTTGTCTTTTGGCTGGATCTTGCCGTCTTTAATCGCGGTCTCGACAAACATCTTGATTTCAGTTTTGTCGTTTTCTAAAATCAATTCGTTTATCTTTTTATCTTTCTCTGCCAATTCTTTGAGATAATTGGTCTCAATGTTTTTGATTTTTTCAACGAAAGTTTTATTTTCTTCGCTGAAAGTTTTAATCTGTGTTTTAAATTCTGCCTCGACTTCAGCACGCGCGGCCAGTCGGGCATCACTAACAAGTTGATCTACTTGTTCTTTAGTGTAGTCCATTTTTTTCGTCTCCTTAAAATAGATTGTTTTGATTTCTTCAGCGTTGTCTGATAATTGAGCCAGGCTTTGAGCAATGGCATTATTATCCATGCCTTTAATGCGTGGTAATTCAGAACCCAAAAATCCAATACTCACCATATAGGGCTTAGGAAATTTCTCTTTGTCAAATAGGTCACGATAAGCTATGGATTTAGTTTTTAACAATCCGCGATCCAATAATTCACACATCTCTTCTGACAGATCCATTTCTGCAATCATTTGTTTGTCTTTTTTGACAAGATTCTTAACCCAACCCCAGGCGAAAGGATTTTTAATTTTTGAATCTGGATGACTGATAGTTACGGGAGCACTAGAAAATTGAGGATTATAATTTTTCACAAGCTCATCAATTTTTGTCTCCGGCAAATCCTCACAGGCTTCAGCTACAACATAAGTTCGGGTCTCGCCCCCCTTCATATCCAGAAATTCTTTGTTTTCAGTAATATCAACCGACATGTATCAACCCCTATTTATCCAATTGACATATCGTATTTTTAAGTGAGTTTTTATACAAAGCCGAAAATTTTATGAGGTTGGGAAGGTTAGATTATTTTCTTTGAAGGTCTCTTAACTCAGTTTCCTTCATCATTTCCAGGGCTTTGAGTTGATATTCCAGATCTCGCATACTGCGATTAGTGGATTTGAATTCCGGGGGTATATCGTTTATTGCCTGATTTATATCATTCGATTTATCAGAAATTCCAAGTCCTTTTTCATTAATGTAATATTCAGAAAGTGGAATAATATCACACCGGCAATTATAACCATTAGGAGGGCGGATCTTATCCCATATCGGATCACTTTTCAGCGCTATAAATCCATTAAGCGCCGCGTGTTCATCACGTACGCGATCATCCATTATTGCTATATATTCTATGGCGATAGTATTCGGGTCATCGGTCATCATGTCGTAGCCAGCCTGGCTGTAAACGCTTGATAGATTGGTTCTAAATACTGTCTCAATATGATGAGGGCTTAACGGTGTAACTCCGTATTCCTGAAATACTTCGTCAATACCGTCCTTCCAATCCTGGAGTGATTGGCCTTCATCGATAGCAGTAAGCAATGACTTCCTTAGTGCTACAAGCGCGCCCATGCGTTCTATTTTTTGTATTGACCATGATATATTTGAAAATTGAGCCATGAGTTGTTTCCAGGATTCGGGGCTTACAATCCTTTTGTTTTTCAGAAGTCTCACCGCTTCGTCAAATCCAATCTGATCAAAGTCAAGTTTGAAAAATGGTTCATCGAATTGCTTTTGAACAAAATCTTTTTTGAAAGTGTAACCCAGACCATAAGTGCTGATAAGGGTTTTTTCCATGAGATTCTTAAACCCTACAGGCAAAGGTGAGAGATTCACAAAACTATTAAGAGATTTAATTTGCCTGGCTTCCCGTATCCAGTCCGTGACCTGATTTTGATAGAAAGGTATGGCCAGCATTATAGATTTATTCTCAATCTGAATTAATTTTTTTTGTCCGGCAGTAATCATCTTAGACTTTGCTCGAATTGTTCGACTTCCCTGATTCTTTCACGGTCATCATCTGTCAAAACATAATGCTTCATATCTCCAATATAGTAACCATCGGCGTGTTGTATGGGGATGTCTATTATTTGATTTGATTCATAAACTATCAAGATATCATCGTTATTATCATCTATTTCCCAACCTCCCAATATTCTTATCAACAATTTTTTTCGTGATATCATGTCATAATAAGCCGATATTTGAAAATTATTAACCAATTGGAAAAGACAATTGAAATGCTCATTACCAAAGTCCTGATTTTCTCTGAAAAAGTTACACAGGAACCATGGAAACCAGAAATATTTCGGCCAAGGTTTTATATTTTCGGGTGTTTGGCTATCCATGCAAGCACCTGTGACAATAGAAATAATTCCAGTTTATTTTGCGTAGTCCAATAAGGCAAACCCAGGAGCATCAATTTGTCAATTTCCGTCTCCGGTAAATTAATAATATCCGATATATTTTTTTTAATTCGAAGCGTTTCTCCATTTATTTCATCTACTATTTTGCTGGGTCGTTCCCTGGGTTCTCCATTTTTATTGGTGTAAAACCCCGCAAATTGCCCTTTAACCGAATATTCTCCCCATGCCATTATTTTGACCTTAATTTCATGAGTTCTTCTTTATACGTCTTCTGCGCAGCCGCCATTTTCTCGGCATACATTATAATATCTGAAAACTGCCCTAAACCTGGATTGGCACCAAATCCAAAAGGTTGAGGTTGAGCTGGTGGTTTCAAAACTTCCGTGTCCTCTTCGGTGACCTCTGGAATACCCATGTTTTTATTGATGAATGAAATCGGGATTTTCTCGTGCCCGGCATCTCTAATTATTTTCATGGCGTTGGCAAAGTTCAATAAGTCAACCTTATCATCATTTACTATCCGCCATTTCGGGTACTCTTTGACGTTCGCAAAATTGAAGTCAACCAGTGGTTTGATGAGATAATCATTGATGATAGATTCCAGTCCCAGAATGTCGAAATCACAAATGTCTTGCCTTAGATCGTCCAGCACTCTATCCCTGGCATAACTTCCAACCTGGTTATTATTGATTGATGATGTCTGCCCCAATATTGCAATCGCCATGCCCTTATCCAGATAATCAACAAACTCCTCGTATGTCTTAACCCCGGATTGACTGGCCTGTAAAAATTCAATTGTAACAGAATCAGGAATTATTATACCGGTATGCGCCCGAAGTTTCTTCACAAAATCATTAATCGTTTCATTTTCGTCTGTTGAAAGAATCCCGGTTTTTTTCGCTATTGTTACCGGACTGGCCAATCTTTCAATAAATATATTCCAGAATTCAGAAGCATGCCGTTTCAAGAACCAATACCAGTACACCCGCTCATATATTGATTGACCATACCTATTCCCGTATTGCTCATCATGACTATACACTAACCATTTGTGCGTCTCTTTTTCCTTAAGATCTATGCCTTCATAAGAATTGGTATCAGTCAATAGCCTCAATTCCCACTCTTTGGCTCCGAAAACAAATTTTCCCTGGAATCGATCGAGTATATCGGCTATCACCCATTTGCTACCCTGGCCGGTATCCCAGATAATCTCACCTATTGAAAACCCCACATCATAAGCCGACATTATCGCTTTTAATTTCTGGTGAAAATTTTTAATGTTAGAAAAAACTTCCCGGGTAAAATCAGCCTCCGGACTATCCCCTATAATTTCACGCGGCTTCTTTAGTATCGCAAGTTTTCGCGTTGCCACCATGCCCCATAAACGCGGATCAACTGCGTTCATCTCTCGTATCATATCAACTATCGATTTCTTATTATTATCTCCGAAAAAATCATTTGGATTTACGGCAACGTTTGTATAATTGTACACCTTGTATATATCCTCACCCCTGGCAGCAACTACCTCACCGGACTCCGGCTTATTTGTTTTTTCTATTGGCATATTCACCTCTAATCATCGTCTTTATTTTTTTGAAAAAAACTTCGATTCTCGTATTGCTCTCGTTTAAATGCTTCGGTTTTAATATTTGGCTTATTTAATTTTGTCATCACAAAATATCTAATCTGATCCATGCTGTGATCGTGTTCTTTTTTAATTTTGCCATTCTTCTGAGAGTAGGAATAGAATTCATTGCGGGTATTTTTGCAGCGATATTTATTGAAGTAGATTTTCGGATTACCTAGCACGGGAGCCAGTGCATTTTTAACAGCTTCAATCCCTGGGTCTACATCATTATTGGCACCTACAATATTAATCCCTTTCGCCTGCCATTCACGAATCAGATCTGATCGTGCGGGGTCTGCAATACCTTCCTTAATATATTTCCACCATGGACGCTTTTGACACTCTTCTATTATGAGGCTATTCATGGTATTGGACATATAGACTTCATCGACTTGCACCCAGCCAAGCTCCTGATTTTCCTGCCATACTCCAATAGCGAAAGGGTTAGTCCCGCCCCAATCGATAGATAATACAACTTGTTTTGATGGATTAAAACTTGCAGATATAAAATGAATATCTTCATTGAACTCATTAAGGTAGACCAAATCGGTAGCACCTGGTTTAAGACAAAACCATTCTATTTGAATTGTTCTAAGACTAAGGTCTTTCAGCTTCTGAATGAAGTCATTAATCTTATAATATCCGGTGGCTTCCTTCATATGAACACCAGGACACCAGGAAGTTAATTGACAGGTTGAACACTCATAATCCTTACATGATTCCAGACATTCCCATATACACCATTTGTAGATTTTCTTACCACTTACCTCTGCTCTCTCAATCGATTGACTCATAACCCCTGTGAGCTTATGATTGGTTGAGAGCTCACCCACACCCCCGGAGATTCCATATTTTTCTTGAGTCTGCGATAGCGCCGATTCATGAATCGATTCGTCCATTTCGTCAACTTCATCCATGATTAGACGTTGAGTGTGAGGGCCTCTGACACTTCTCTCTGAAGCTGTAAGTATGTTAACCTTAGACCCATTTTTCCAAATGGTGCTTGAAATCATGGGTGGCTTTTTGAGACATGATCTATCCATATCCGTGATGTCCCAGAAATCCGAAAAAGCTTCATAAGCTTTATTACTCTGCGTCTCACTGCCTCCAAGAAAGTTTGTTTCTAATTTGTTATAAAAATAAGATTGCAACCAGGTAATAAAACCCGCATAAAACGTTTTACTGCCTGAGCGATTCGCCCAGACTATATAATCACTCACATTATTGATTAGTACGTCATAGACAAAATCAAAGGGAGCGCAATGCCCCTCCGTTTTGCAGTTGATTTTCTCCGGGACATTAATAATACCACCCATGCCATGCTTTAATAATCGCCTGAGTGATTCTGGTGAGTTTAAGCTATGCTCTTTGTAGTAGTCAATCACCACTCTCCGGGTTGCCTTTTCCAATATATCCCGCTCTTCATTTGTCAATATTGTCAAGGCTGTCAATGGCCTGTTCTCCATTCTTGTTGAGAAAATCTTTAAGTTTTGTTTCGATATTGACAATGGTTAGATTACCGGACATTTCAACTTCTTGCCTCTCTATCCATCCCCGCTTTTTCCCCTGGCATTTTAGAACAAAATAAACGGCGGAAGGTTCGGGATCTGATAATCCCGCTATATTTTTTTTATTGAGCAATGCCAGCAATTTATTCTCAGCAAAGTCAACTATTCTATCCCTGGATTCACTGAGAGCTTGCTCTAATTCTGGACTGGAATGAATGCGGTTAGATAGATTTTGACGTGCCACCTGAACTTGTTCAGCCGCAAGGGTAATATTGCCATAAGTAGCAATCAAAGCCTTTTTAATGGCCTCATTCGAAGGTCTTCTTTTTATATGGTCTGATTTTGTCATAGATTTTATTGATTTACGGTTTTTCTTTTCCATTTTAAAAGGGAGTTTTTCAACTCCCTCTCGTTACTTACCTTTGCGGCCTTTCTTTTTTCCGCCTTTACTTTTGCACATTATTTTTTACCTTTCTTTTGTGGGTATTTAAACCCTTTCTTAAATCCAGGCATTTCCCCTTTAGTTTTAGATGAACCTTTGGTTTCGGTTGCCATATTGCCTCCTTATATTTTTATATTTAAATGCTTGGCTAAATCCCTGCCATTTATATAGGTTGTACCATCGGTCGGCCATTTAACTTGATCTAAAAATTTTTTTCTTTCTGAGTTATCCCGAAAATACACACAAAAGAAATAGTCCGTTTCTTTCATTGCATCAAAGTTTTTCTTTCTATCTTGTTTATATTTGATAATGTCTTTATTGAGACTGAAAGCGTCGTCTATATCATCATTCATTTTTTCTTCTATTGGTTTTTTTTCATTTTCCCATTCTTTGACAATGTCATCATTATTTAAGTTCATATCTTTTTACCTCCATATCTACCAGGGGGAAAAGGTTTTTAATCTTTTGCCATTCCTCAGGTAAATGAAATTTTATGGGGATTAAATATTCTCCCCAGAATCCATCAAAGCTTGAATGGAAATATTTATAATCGCATGGCAATTCTATTTTTTTTAATTGCATATAGGCTAATATTAAATTTTTGGTAAAATCAGCCAGGGGATAAATATTATGTTTTTTGTGTTGGAACGCTCCATATTTTGTCAAAATCAATCGTCTATTATAAGAGTCACTTTTCTTCATCCCAACAAAAAAATAAAAGTTATCATGACCTAAAATGATTTCAATTAAATCCTTAAATGTGTACTTGGGGATATTGAATTGGCTTAAATGAACAACTTGCTTGGGAGTGCATAAGATTTGATTTCTTAGTCTATCATAAAGGCAAGGGTGAGGGAGTTTAATCATCGGTAGGTTATATTTATTTTTTACATATTCAATAGCCTTATTCGTAAAATAGCAATCTGGGTAATGATAGAAAATGGCTATTTTAAAATCATTTAAACGTTTTGCGACCAAATCGAGCATGACTAATGAATCCTTTCCCCCGGAATAAGAGACAACAAGCTCCTTATTTAGCTTTTGGGCCTCATCGATTATATTATTTGCTGAATCGATGGCCACATTCAGGACATTCGATTGTATTTTTACCTTCATTTTTTTTACTCTCTTTTTCTTCTTGTTCCTGATTGATGATTTCAATATCAGCTTCTTTCAATGAATAATCAGGAATTGGCACGCCCCAATCGGATAAGGGTAAGTCCGACCATGTATTAGCAATAGCATCATAATCAAATTCACCGAAAAGACCATTATCTTTTATGATGATTTCCCTTTCCTGGGCTTCAGTTAGATTAGACATGATTATACATGGGACTTCTTTATATTTTAATTTTTGAGCGGCCTTAAATCTCATATTGCCGCCGAGTATTATATTTTCCCCAGTGGAATTTGACACAAGGCATGGGCGGGCATTGAATAATTCTGGACAGTCTTTTAGAGATTTTACGAGTTTTTCGAAATCTTTTTTTGTGATTTGCCGAGGATTTTTGGGATTTGGCTTCAATTCATCAATATCAATCATTTCAATTTTGTACATTTTGCCTCGACTGATATATCGTATTTTCGGCTATGATTTTATCTTTTAATTTTTGGAGTGCTGATTTTTTGATTTTATAAATCCATTGTGGGGTGAGGTTAAATACAATTGCAATCTCTTTAATTTTCCAATTTTCAAAGAAAATATATTCTATTATTTGCCTTTCTCTATCGTCCAGGCATCTCAAATCTATTATTTTTTCATGGTATTCGATTGAGATATAATCAAATTTTCTCATCATTGCCAAAACTCCCGATTATATATATTTTTTTTATTACCAAATAATTTATTATCCCGGAGGGCATCAATCATCGCCCCGAAAATTCGCTGAGATAAAAAAGTTTCAATTGATGATTTCCGGGGATCATACTTTTCAAGAGCTTTGACTGCGCAAATCACAGCTTCTTGAATCAAATCATCTTTTTCATAATCGCTACCGATATCAAGATAATATTGTATTCTTTTTTTGCTTAATCGGATTGAGTAAATATCTTGAGCTATAAAATAAATTCTCGGTAACATTTTTTCAATCTCTTTCTTAGACATTATTTTTTATTGAAAAAATTGACTTCAATCTCTTTGAAGTTGTGATCATATGAAGTTTTTGACATAAGGTAATCAACACAAAAATTAGTTACTTCAAATCTCAAACCGGTGAAAAACGATTTTCTTTTTTTGCTAAAAGGCTCCGGGGATAGTGCCATAAGTTGAAGGTTTTGGACTGCGTGAATAACCTCATGATGATATACCCGGCCATTCGTACCGTGTAACATTATAGGATAGACACCATGACACCAACCCAGGGTATTCCCGTCTTTATTTTGGGTTGTAAAATAAAATAAGCCATCTCTAAACCCGCCGCCGGTAGCTATGCCGGAAGTTGCGATAAGTTCGATGATATTCTTGGCCGAAACATCAAAATTAATTCTGAATCGGCTGGAAAAATTAATTCTTACCGGTCCCAACGTATAGCCAATCTGGGATAGGGGATTATTTCCAGTAGCTACATTATCGGTTACCGAAGCCGATATATTGGCCAATAATAGACCAGGGAAAACGTGACCCTTACCTATAATATTCTTTGCCTCATAGAATCCCATACCGGCAGCGCCGCCCCATAGTAGCATTTTGCTTATATCATGAAAATTTCGTACTTTGCCAATCACAGCGCCCTTAATCAGACTACCTACCGCATTACCTCCGATATTAAGAAAGATAATACCGGACTTTGATACTGCATGGAGTGAAATTGATAAGATCAAAATTAAAATCATGAGTTTAGTTTTCATATTCCTCGCCCTCCTTTTTTTTGATTATTATTTGATTGTTATTTTTGAATGCAAGCCAGACATGCAATAAAATTTCATGTTCGTAAATTTCATATGTCTGATTACCGAATTCAATTATTACTTTGTGGTTGATTCTGTTATTTTTCTTTGGCATTTTTCACCTCATATCCTGCTATAATCTATAGCATTTTCTCTTATTTCCTCACAGACATTATTGTTTATATGTTTTAATTCTTTTAATATTTCTTCAAGTAAATTTATTATTTTTATTTCAAATTCATTATTTATCATTTTTTCACCTCATATTTTGCATCGATGATATCGTCTTTTGGCTTGGGTTTCCACTGATATTTATTGCCGAATATTTTCTCATATATTTTAAATGCTTCTTTTTTTGCTTCTTGAGCTTGTTCGATTGATTCTTTTTGTTTTTCATTCATGACTAAATCCTATTGCTTTTTTCACTTCTTCGATTGCTTCATCGAGATTACATCCAGAAATAATTATAATTTTCCCCATGAAACAAAAAATTAAAAACATTAATCCGGCTCCCATGCATAAAAAAAATAAACAGCAAATGATAACTGCGTATTGATTCATTTATTCCACCTTAAAGCCATAAATTATTAAATCATGATCATTTGACACATTTATTGTTTTTAAAATATGTCTTAATTTAATTTTTTTATTATCTGTAAATATTCTTAAATATTCTTGATGCCAACGCGGAGATTTGTTATAAAAAAATTTCCAATTTCCTTTAATTTTTTTATCTGTTTTTTCAACCACATCACCTGTTTTTTTCCCAAAAATCATTTCTAGTCTATCGTTATAATAATAATGGAGATTTTTTTCTTTTTTTCCCCACACTTCAATCTCTTTCCCGTTAAAATTACGATAATGTAGATAAGTATTTATTTCAGCATCTAAATTAAATTTATTTTTCATGGTGCTCCCTCCTCCAATCTTCCGATAGATCTGATTTGTCTTTATAGTGTTTATTTGGCTCAATCAGAACTAAAACCAGTAAAGCAATTATAAGTAATATTACTGGGTCCATGCTATTTCTCCTTATTCTCATCAAATATTTTTTTGATTAAATAAATAACTGCCCCCCACGATAAAGTTAAAAAAATGCATACCAATATCCATTCCATGTTTACTCCTTAACTAAAATCTGGCCGTCATTCTGGCCGGTGGGTAAACTCAAATGAATGAAATTCTTTTTTGGATACCAGATGCATTGATGGAATTCAGAAGGTTTTATCTCCGGGAAATCAACCTCTCCAGGCTCAATTCCATCGCGATTAAATTCCAGATCCCAAAGTTTTTCGATATTAAAATCAAGGGTGGTGAAATCTACTGCTTCAGCTTTCATATGCTGAGAATTAAGACTTCCTTTCACAGATTCATTTAATTTTTGATATCTAAAACCACTTAATATTTTGATTCTTCCATATACCTTTCTCAATCTTTCCAATAGCAAACATACTATTTGTAGATTCAAAATCATAATGGAATTGTGAATAATTGCCTTTCTGTTTTCTTCTACCAACTCCGGGAACTCCTCTGAGTTCGTCATTTCAAAAAAGCTGAAATGCTCTGTAATTTGAAAATTTTCAATCATGCTATTTCTCCTTATCAATAAATTCCATAACTTTTTTGATTATTTCTTCTACCGTACAATCAATAAAAAATTCATCCTCTGCCGCCAATCTTTGAATTACTTTTTTTAGGATCTCATTTTCCTTTTCGAGTCCCTCAACATCACGATATAAGCACCAATCACCGGCGCGTGATTCATCATAATGCAATCTTTCTTTTCCATGGCTATAAATTGTATATTTTTGTATCATCTTCCCTCCTTATATGTTTAAAAAATTTGGATTCATTTCTTCGGGTTTCAATAGGTGGGAGCCATATAGGTGGGAGCCATATACTGCCAGATCTTTTTTGATATAAGCTCTGATTTTTTTTCCCCGGATAATCTTCACAGCCTTTTCCAGGAAATCAGCCCAATCTATTTTATCTTCAATCTCCTTATTGTAATTGAGTTTTCCAATCTTGATATGGTCGACGAAATCGGACACTTCTGATATTAATTGAAGCGTTTCTTTTGGTTCTATCACAGGTTCGAATGAGACAAAAGTTTTCAAACCAGAAGCTACGAAATATTTCAATCCTTCAATCCTATACCGTGGTATAGGTGCTATAGGTTCCCATTCTAAACTTTTCTGATAATCGATAAATGTTAAAGTTGTTCCGATTTTGAAATATTCAAAATCATAAAAATAGTTTATATCTTTTATTGCTTCGCTTGGGTCTTTTGTCAATATAGCAACATGCATTTGATGTTTCGATAGAACTCTCAAAACTTTCCGGGTCTCTCCGTTTTCGGACTGGTTATATGGATCAGATGTGAATGAAAGTAGGACTTGTTTTTGTCTGTCTTCTGGACTCAATTTCAATATGCTTTTTTCAAGTTCATCTAGATTCAAATCACATGTTACCTGGCTATGATTATAATTTTTGTTGAATCTTTTCATCATGCGGGGTACATAACAGTATTTGCACCCGTGATCACAGCCCTTGAAATAATTTAATGCCAGTGGGCTGTACTCTCTGGCCTTTCCTGTTGGCTTATATATTTTCATGCTTTACCTCCACCAATCTTCAATATTTTCATTGATTTGTTCTATGGTAATTAATTCTCCCAATTCGTTAATAATATAGTTTGCTTCATCATCTGATGTAAGATACATACATTCATCTTCTAGTTCAGTATTTTTTGTGAACATTATTAATTCTTGTAAAGTGAAGGCGGAGATGATGTTTAATTCTTTCAAATCCCATGATTCAAAAAGCTCGTCTACCATATTTTCTATTTCCCATTGAGTGTATAACTTACACTCGTTTGGCTCTCAGCATCCCGGCCCCCAGTAGAACAAGCTCTTCTGTGTAACTCCCAATTCTTTCAATTTCTTTGATATATCCAGGCTGGTTACTATTTTCTCTAAGTTATTCATGCTCACCTCCTTCGATTTTTTGCTTTAATTTCTTCCATTTTTCAAACCAATTTTGCCATACCGGCCATATTGGATCTAATTCATTTTCAGGAAATACAAGACAATTAATTTCTTCCAATAATTCAAACATCTCCGGGGCGGCAATGATTAGACGACCATCCTCTATTTTATTGACATTTTGTGCCACCGTCTCATAATCTCTATCGATAATAGTGTATCCGCTCATAGTCCATGGTTCGGGTGATATTTTTTGTTTCACATTCCCTCCTTACATTTCTTCAAATTCAAATGTTATTTTTATGCGCTTTTCGCAATTATCGCAATATATAATATATTGACCTTCTGGAGCAATTTCGTTTAATACTTGTTCAGCATCAACATTGATTTCATTTTGACATTCTGGACAAAAAATTTTATTCATACTCCCTCCTTATTTTTTCTTATTGAATTACCTGATACTATTTCTTGCTGACCATTTTCAAATTCAATCTTAATTGAGTTCATCTTACCCCGTGATATAATTTTGCATCTACGGCCATACATGGTCTTTCTTTTTTCATTGTTTTTCCAGGAAAAAATATATGGATATTTCATTATTTCTCCCCGTCCGGGCATTTTCCAAACAGACACTTGAAAAACGCCTTGAAATTCCAGGTCTTGAGATGGCACCAGGGATGATGGCGCTTGTCTGGTTTTGGCTTAACGATTATGGTTAATTCTTTTCTGACTCTCACATCTCCTATTGATGCCTCTATCCAGTATATATGATTGCCAATTTCATGTATTGGTAATTCATTTGGAAATGTAACTGTGTCATTGTAATTTTCAGAAAATGACATAAAATTTGATGTAATAATAGGCTTGAGTAAATCTTTTGGTTTCCAATCTATTTTCCAATTCAAAATAATTCTCTCCCATTGTGTGATCTCCGTTTTGTCTGCCGAAAATTCAATGGTAATTTCTGGCTTCTCTTCGGGTATCTCCGGGTACTTGTGATAATTTTCGGGGTAATGGCCGTAAACTTCCTTATAGCCGTCTGCCATAGCAGAAACAACAGATTTCAAATATTCAATATCGGTTGTAGTAGGGCAAAATTCGACGACATGGCTTATTGGTTCATTCCAGGGAAGGGGTGTTTTTGTTGAGCTGAAAATCTCAATTACCAATTGTTTCAATTGTTCTGGGGATAATTTCTCTTGTATGCCATCGGTAGATAATCGGCAGAATATCTTATATTGCGACCATGAATAAGTAAAAAATTTTGTATGATTATTCCCCGGTAGACATCCATGAATTTCACGTTGAATTAATAAAGTGTCATTGTCTCCGTAGATTTCTTCAATTTTTGGTTTGATTAACTCCGGTAACATATATCCAGTCTGACTTTCCTGTTCTCCGACCAGTCTTTTTGCTATGATTTGATCGTCACATATATCTGCTCCCATAGTTAATCTATTCGCTGGTATTTTTAATTGTTTGAATAACCGAAAAAGTTTAATGATAAATTCCAATCCCCCCCTGTACTCATTTACTGGTTCAAAAATCACATTTTCAAAACCACCCAGTTCAGCCCATATTTTTCTAATATATGCCTCGACATAAGGCCATGCTTCAGTCTGCTCGAATGACCAAAAATTTTGATGATTATTTTTCCAGGGATTGTACTGCCCGCAAAAATTATCCATCAAACCACACCAATCTAAAATTGACAACTGGGTTTTCATACCAAATGATGAGTCAATAGTAATAGTCTGCTTCTGAATATCAAACCAGTTTTGGTTATATTGGGACAGGTCAAACTTTCCGTCATGAAATTTGAATGGGCAAAATGTCAATTCAAGCGGTAATCCCGTCATGTCCCATTGACAGGAATCGAGATTTTTTCTTATTCCAATACCTCCAAAATAAGAGAATATCTGGATGTACTTTTTGTAATCACTCAACAATTTGTAAGTTTTATTCGTCTGCAAATCCAGGAAAATATTTTCTTTGGCTCCCGAAGCTACACAAAGAAAGATCCCTAATTTTTTATTTATCGGCATTCTTCGCCTCCTTAAATGCTTTCTCTATGGTCTATCTCGATTTCATTCTCACAATATGGACATATCTCATAGCTCATATTTCCTCCTTTTTTAATTTTTTTATTTTTTGCTCTAAATTATTGATATGCTTTTTTAGACTCCAAATTCTCATGGAGCCTAATTCTGCAAGTTTAAGACGTTCTTTTTCTGTTATTTTTCTCGCATGGTGATTGCATTTTGGTGGTTTTATTGTTTTACAATATTGTCTATACACGCCCATATATATTTCATGTTCATGTATTGCTATTAATCCCGCGTCGGTTATTTCCGGTTGACATTTCAAAGCCAGGGCTTCTGGCATGGCAAAATAAAATTTCTTAATCCTATTGTTTTTGTGTGCTTTATCATTTTTTAATTTTTCCGCGTTAAAATCAGAGTAACTGGTTTTAATTTCGACTTCGGTCACATACCCAGAGTCAGAAACAATCAATATATCGGCTTCATAATTCAAATTAAATCCCCGCGACACGTTAGGTATTATCAGGTTTTGTCTATATCCAAAATGATTGGATATTGCAATTTCAATATCGCGGGATGTCATTCTATATCCTCATCTTGTATTTCGTCCCAGCAATCCTCGCAATAATAACCACTATCATCATCTTCGGGATAATCAACATTTCCCCACTGATCGCAATTTCCTTTGCAACACTCAGGAGATTCAATAACCATAGGCTTTTTGGGATTGTATCTCCTCAAAAAATATTCAATCCCAAAAGAATTTAATAATCTAACCCTAATACCAATCCATTCACATTCAAACCACCCGTCTACCGTCCGATATGCCAATTTCTTCGCTTGTTTTCGATTTTCAGCAAATACCAAACAAGCTCCATTTTGTGGTTCATCCCACGCAAAACCCATGTAAGCTTTTAGCTTTTTCATCAAAACCTCCCAGAATCGTCCAGGTTGAATTTATTTTCATTACTGAATATAAAATTATTCAGTTTTAAATTAAAATTAAATTCGCCCAGGTTCCTAAAGAATTTTTTCATTATTATTCAATCTCCTCTAATTCGATTTCAATGCGCGGCTTTAGTCCCCAGTGTCTGCGAAAATTATCTTTTGCCGAGATTTGGCAATCATTGACAAAAACTTTTCCTTGCATAGAATCCCATACCATTTTTTCAAGATTATCATGATCTGGTTTTGTTTCTTTAATTAATATAATTCTGTCAAAACTTTCGTACGTCTGTGTTTCCAAAAATGTATAAAGCCTTTTGTTCTTTAAAATTCTTTTTGGCGGATAAAAATAAAAATGAAGTTTCTTTACCCATATTGGTTTTGTCATAATCTTAAAATCTTTAGGTAACTGACTTATTACCTGAACTCTAATGTCCTGCTCTTTATTCTCGATTTTCTTTGATTGGTATTTATGCACAAAACTTTTGCCAGCTTTGTTTTTCATCACAGAAAATCGAAAACTCTGTTTTGCTTTTGGCTCTCCTAAAATTGTGAATTTAAGCATTTTTCACCCCCTCGTTAAATTCATTTTCAAAATCAATTGATTTTTTGCTGATTTCATCTAATTCCCAATGGGGGGAAATCTCACAAACATTGTAATCTCCATATTGTCCAGGGAAATAACTAACATCAAAAGTTAAAATATAATCATTCTCATCATAATCAGGTAAATAATTTTCCCTAAATGATTCTTCTATTCCCTCTATTTCACAAGAAGAAATATTCCAAAGATTTGAAATGTAAAAACCATCTCCAATTTTCTCAATTTCAATCCTCTTTATTTTTTTGCAATTTTCACATATATCAATCATTTTTCACCCCTTCGTGTCTGCAATTTACGAATTGACCTAATTCTTTATTGTATCCAAATCCGTCATAAAAACTGCAAACCTGGCAAAGTCCGCTTCCTACCATAATTTTATGCGAGTAATGATACAGACACGGAGTTACGCATTCGCTATCTGGTTTTTCATTGTACGGTAATTTTTTCATTATGCCTCCTTAAAATTGTCTTTTTGAATCCGATAATCCCGATCTTTACCTTTCAATAATATCCATTTTGCTTTTTCATGTAATCTTGAAAATATTTTTTCACCATAAATTTTGACCATATCTTGCCTTGAAAGATTGGCTGTAATTATTATTTTTCCTTTATGATGATCTAATATTTCTTTAAATCCTTTATTAAAAACCTCCCTTTCTGTTTGTGTTTCGGTTCCTAAATCGTCAACAATTATTACATCACAATTATTTATTAATTTGAGCACATCATCATAAATTTCATCATAATCAATTCCAGACATGTTCTTAAATATTTCATAAAGTTTTGGGGCTTCAATCATTTTTGCTTTTTTTCTTTTAAATTGACAATGATTTAATATAGCATGACATAGATGGGTCTTGCCTCTTCCAGTTTTCCCTACAAGCAATAAAATTCTTAAATCAGAATAAATAAAATCTTGTATTTGAGCACATTCTTTTTCTATTTCATTAAAAGCTAAATTGAAGGTTTTAAAAGTTTTATTTTCATCAAAAATAAAAAACTCTTCATCTAATGTCCGATAATATTTTCTTAATTTATTCCTTTCTTCCATATCCATTTGATAGAAAATGTTATAAGGGCATGTTGTGAAATCTTTATCATCAATACGTACTATACGCCCGTTAATTTCATGAGTTCTGTAATGATATAACCCATCACAAATAATTCCATTTTCTGTATTACATTCCACTTTTAATCTCCTTAAATTTTGCGGCTTCTTCTTCGGCTTCCTTGTCTTTTATCCATTTTTCCGTTTCATCAAAATTATTTGATACATGCATAGAAGTTATTTTTTGACTGTTTTGATTTCTTTGATAAGGTCTCAACCTTTTATCGTAATCCCTGGTATTCCAACCGCTTACAGCTGACCGCCATTTTTTCATTTTAGTTTTTCCTACTACCCAGCCGTTAGTTTCATAATGGTCAAAAAATATCTTAGCTTCAGTTTCACAAACTTCGTGATTATATTTTCCATCTCCCAATTCAAAGAAGTAATTTTTTATTTCTTCAATAGTTGGCTTTACAAATTTTGAATTGTTTTGTGACATACTATTATCTTTTGTAATAGTTTCTTTTGTAATAGTTTCTTTTGTGGGTATCTTTTTCGATAACGCTAAGTTATCTTTTTCGATAACACGAATTATCTTTTTCGATAACATTATCTTTTTCGATAACGGCTTCCATGTCTCGAAATCCTTATTAAATCTATATTCTGGAATATCGTTATCTTTTTCGATAATACCATTATCTTTTTTGATAACGAGGTTCATACTCAATAAAAGCTTGATAGCCCTTATGATGTTTGGTTTTTTAATCTTGGTTGCTTCGTAAAACTGTGATATTGATATTTTATCGGATTTTTTGTGCCAACCATATGTTTTTCTTAATATGCAATCTAAAATTTGTCTGGCCTCTCCAGGTATTCTTATTTTCATTAGATTGTCTAATATTTCATTTGCAATGTCGGTATGCCCATTTTCTATCTGTGGATTAGCCATTATTTACTCCGGAAAAACAAAAAGGGCGACCGTTTGGGTAGAGTCTGCCTTGAAGGCATAGACCAGTCGCCCTTATTTCATTTTTTATTTTTATTAAAAATGCCATTTACTCTACCCATAAATTAATATTACATCATCAAAAATAAAAAGTCAAGTGTTTTTTTCATTTTTTTTGAAATAAATAAACGAGCGGCCATTTCTGACCGCCCGCGTGTGAAAGAGAAAATATGAAAAATTTCATTACAACTCTTCAATTTGTATCTTTGCCATCATGCCACCTCCTTTGATGTACGGGTTGAATCCCGGTATTTTCTTGAGATTGACAAACCCATTTTAAAAAATTTGGCAGGAAGTTTTGAAATATCATCGGACTGGTCATATTGTGATATATGCTTTTTAATTTTACCCTCCTGGAATTCGATGCATGAGAATGGCAAATCATTATTGAGAATAGCTTGCAGGACTTCGCGTGGATTATATATCGCGATATTCAAATCTCTAATAAATGATGTTTTCCCGTTCTCTGTCTGAATGGATTTTTCGATAGTATGTATAATAGGAGTGGGCACGAAAACGCTATCAATTTTTTCAAGTAATTCTTCGGCCTTTTCGTTTTTGCCTTTCTCTTCGGCTTTAATGGCCTGATTCAATAATCTTTCCTTTTCCTTTTCTTCAAGTTCGCGGGCTTTCTTATTTGCCTCTTCTATTTTGATTGATTCAAGCCTTTTTTGTTCAGAGAACCAATCTGAACAAGCCTGGCCGCCAATCCTGATATAATCATCATAGGGTTTCAATAACCGCGCCTTGAATGCAGTTAGTCCTTTATGCTGCTTATTGGCATTGTCAATCATCTCGTTCAGGCTGAGCTCACCGAAGAATTTGCCATCCTGAATAGTCCTTTTTGCTTGTTTTGATAAGGCTAGATTGTTATTTACGGCCTCAAAATCTTCTTGACTCCGGATAACAACACTTTGGTGGTTTACCGGTTTAATTTTTTCCTGAATTAATTTTTCGATTTTCTCTAAGTTTTCCATTATAGTGGCTCCTCTGTTTTAGTTTCAATTTTCGGATTTTCTTTTTTTAATTTTTCCATTTCTTTTTTGAACGGATCGATCTCTCTATAGAAATCGTAAATTACAGATTTTAGGGTGTCGTGTAGCTCATATTTATTGCAAGCCGTCCTTTCTTGATCTGGGAGCTTGCTTTCGCTAATGGTCAATAGATACCCTGATTTAATTTCCTCAATCGTGATATTGATACTAACTTTTTCGTTCATTTAATCCTCCTCGTTAATTTCATCGTTTAATTTTTTGATTGGCTCTTTTAAGGTTTCAAGCCAGTCCAGAAGGTTTTTTAATTCTGTTTTTAATTTTTCGTTTTCTTTTATTACATGACATTCTTTTATGTCAACTATGCATTCATTCATATTATTAACCTCCCTAAATTTTTAAGTTGCTGCTGCGCCGTATCTACAGCGCATAAAAAATGCCTATATTTTTCTCTGTCAAATTTCACATCTACTAATTTGTAGGTATCGCCGGTGAGATATAATATTGACTGCCTCCATCCTTTCCGGCCCCGATTATAGGCAATTAACTGCATTACATGCCGGTCTATGTATTCCCCGCCAGTTTTGATATCTACTATCCATTTTTTTTCTGGGTCTAAAAATTCTATATCTGGTGTCCCACCATAGCCATGAATGTCAACGAATGGTTTTTCTATTATTATTTCTTGGAATGGGTCTATATTATGATCTCCGCAAAATTCAACAAAGTTCAAAAATTCCGGCTCCTCTGAAATTTTGGAATCAAATGAAATTAAATACTTTTGACAAAGCTTATGGATCTCAATCCCATGATCCGCTGCTGTACTATCGCCATTTCCCTGGAATCTGCCGAACGTCAGGTCTAGACAATTTGAGACAGAGGGGACTCTTATTCCGTCCCCTCTATATTCATGTTTCAATGGGTCAAATTCAATTTTCATTTTTCAAACTCAAATCTATCATCAAACATTTTCTTGTTTTCTGGCTCTTGTTCAGGTTGTGGATTCTGTTTGGCAAATCTTTCAATAGCACCATATAGCCAATCAGCCTGATTTTTCGACGTAATGCCATCGATAGAAACTGATTTTCCCTTTGATTGTTGATGAATGAATGCATTGAGAGAAGCCAGACTCCCAAGTGTGGCTATACTAAACGCCGATAAATGCTCTTTTTCTTCTGGAGTCAGTTTTCGATCGGCCTCTTTTTTTGCTTGTTCAACTTCGTTTTGCTGGACTTCCATTTTCTCTTTTTTGCCATTCTGATTTTTGCCATTTTTCCCATCGTCGGTAATATCGTCGTCGTCATCTCCCGTGATATCAGCCAACTGCATGTAGAAATTACTGGCCGCGGTGGTTGTTAGAATTGAATCATTATATGCTCTTTTTTTTGCCATTTTCAGTACGGTATTATACTGATCTGCAATATCGGGGTTTTCTATTTTTTCTCCTGCCACCTTTTCTACAATTTCCCATCTACCTTCAATTTTTTTTGTAGAAAAACCTTTACCACCAATTAATTTCTGGGCTTCGTCTGGATTTTTTTCTTTCAATTTCCAATATTCTCTAGGAACCGGATTCCCGGTGCTTTCAACCTGTCCGCCTCTGTATCGGTATTTGGGTTCCATAGTTGAGCAAGATCCGACACCTTCACCCCAGGAAATCCCGGTATTGATATTATAGAGCCTACAAATAACCCTATATTCTCGGTGTCCCTCTGATAACTCAGTCATATCAATTTCATATTCTGGCCGTAGACGAAAAGTAAATCCAATAAGTTCGGCACCGGATTTATAGATTGACTTTTTTTTGCACCCCGGTATAATTCCGTAATGTTCTCCCTCTATCATAATTTCTTGCATGAGAGATTGAATTGTAGCTAATTGTTTTTTGACTTCAGCAATGCTCATAACATTGCCACTTAATTGTGTTACCTGTGTTTCTTGTTTCATAATTTCTTGTGACATATTTTCTCCTTATTTTTTTTCTGGTAATAGTTCAGTAATTATTTTTTCGATAATTGAATTAACATTTCCTGGATATATTTTTTATCTTCTGCGCTTGCTATGGCTCGATATGCCATCTTCATTTATAATTTTATTAATTCTTTCATTGACAATTTTGGATAGTTTTTCTTTCATATTCCAATCATTTAATAATTGTTTTTTGAAAGTGCTTCGGAATAATTCTTCGAAATTATTGAACTTCTCGTAATGACCCCAGGCGTCTTTTATTTCCACTGGCTCATTCATCCTTTTTTCAAATTCACTTGCAATTTTTCCCCCTACGAATGCCTCCAATTTCTCCTTAATGAATGAATCTGTTTTTTCTTCAATCATTCTATATACTTTTTCTTTTGCGATCTCACGGATCATTCCATCGAAATCAAATTCTTCAATTTTTTGATTTAATATTTCGTCTAACATATTTCCTCCTCCAATCCAGATAATGATCGATTTAAGGCGGGGTGTACCAAAGTCTTATCCCGCTCTTCAATTTCTGCCTGTGCCCTTTCCAGGATAGGCAAATTCTTTTTGAGATTATTGACAATTTCAGACTCCTGGAGCGCCATCAAAATTGGTATTGTTATCCCCGGAGTTTTCAAGGTGAGTTTCTCTAATCCGGTGATAGCGATTTGCAAATTAATGATAATTTGTTCAATTGGATTTTTCATTCTTCACCTCAATTAATTTTTTTGTCATAGATAGAAACTTATTCCATGCCGCATCCCATGCCGCATCACATGCCGCATCCCATGCCGCATCACTTGCCGCAGCCCATGCCGCATCACTTGCCGCAGCCCATGCCGCATCACTTGCCGCAGCCCATGCCGCATCACTTGCCGCATCACTTGCCGCAGCCCCTACCGCAGCCCATGCCGCATCCCATGCCGCATCACTTGCCGCAGCCCATGCCGCAGCCCTTGCCGCATCCCTTGCCGCAATCAATTTTTCAATGATTGTCTCTCTTATAGCATATTTCCGCGATATTTCAATTGCACATCTAGGTCGGTTATCATTCGGATAATTTTTCTCAAAAATATCCAAAACCGAATCTGCAAAATCACAGGCCAATAACCTCAACTCTTTTTCAGGTATTATTTCTGGTCTTAATAATAACCACAACTTATCTTCGGCGTTTACTGTCTGTAATTCGCAAAAATCCAGGACATCAATAGATTCCCCGCCAATAGCCTCTATAATTTTCTCTCTAGGCCATCCTGGGCATGGCTTCCAACTCATAATTTGCTCAATGGTGATTTCCATATTTCACCTAATTCCATTGCCGCATTTCAGGGAATGCAAAAGCATTCGTGAGATAGTCTAGTACATCGTTTCCGTGATGACTGAACAAAAATAAAACCACCATTAACGGAGTTTGAAAAACGTCCGCCATGTTTTCCAGATAAGTTTTCAAATACTTAATTTCATTTTTTTGTTTCATATTTTTCTCCTTTATAATTTTATTGTCTTTTCTTGAGTCAATGCCTCTAGAAGTTTTCTTCCTCTTAGTTTAGGCATTTTTTGTTCTGGTGTGGCATTTGACCACACCTCTCTTTTTTCAACGAAATAAAAATCCCGTTCTGAATTGATAAATGGGCAGACTCCACCACTTGCCCAAGAGTTCATGGCCTCAATCCCACAGGATTCCGCATCATGCGCCATTAATTCTAATGTAAGTTCATTCGACAAATCTGTCCAATTAATCCGTAATAGATTGGTGATAGAGAAAATAGCATAACGCAGGTCGGCAGAGTGCAGGTCGGCATAGCTCAGGTTGGCATAGCTCAGGTCGGCAGAGTGCAGGTCGGCATAGCTCAGGTCGGCAGAGTGCAGGTTGGCAGAGCGCAGGTCGGCATAGCTCAGGTCGGCAGAGTGCAGGTCGGCAGAGCGCAGGTCGGCATAGCTCAGGTCGGCAGAGTGCAGGTTGGCTTTTATCCCGCTGCCGTTGCCGTTCAACCATTTTTTGTGTAGTTTCAAAATTTCATTTAATTCTTCTTGTTTCATGTTTTTCTCCTTTTCTACCCCTGCCAGCCGGTGTCCGATTGGCAGGAATTGACCGGGGGATTACATGTGGCTGTAATCCTCTATTTTTCGGACAACATACGTAACTGGATTACCCGCATATTTCTCCATGATTTCAATGGACATCTCTTTCCCTCTCAATTCAGGAGGCAGATTGAGTAGCGGGATCTCCGTGAATGTTTCACATAGACACGAAAGGTTATGCGGCAATACTCCACATACATTTTTCCCTTTCAGAATTTCCGGATCGCTAACATGATCCAGAACCTGGACTGATTCATCTACCAGCCCCAATTTTTGAAGATACGCTACCAGTGCAGGATGCCTGGTAACTACGACTGTAATTTTTTGTTTCATAATTTTCTCCTTTATTTAATTTTTTGGGGTTCTATCCACCCCATTTTGATACAATAGTCATGTACTTCTTGCCAGGTTGAATATTCAATCCCATTGTCTACGTCTACTTCATCAGCATCTATTGGACGTGATAGGGACTCCAGATAATCACTAAGTTGGTGATCCCTAATGAAATCAAAATTAATTTCCACGATAGCCCCCGATAATTAACATAATGTATCCCCAGGTTTGGATACTTTTGGCAATAGTATCTATTTCAGATCCAAACCTGGGTTGAAAAATATTGCCACCGTCCAGGCGGATATCGTTTACATATCCGGGGACGGTGTTGATTAGAAGGTATAATGAAAAAATGCACCCGAGGGATGTACAAAGGGGAGAAAACGAGACCCTCGGGTTATGAGAAGAAAGGTGTATAGTATTCTTCATGCAGACTTTTTTTTAATAATTGCTGATATTTCAGCCATTATTTTTCTAAGAGGAATTCTGGTTTTCTTTGATATTAGAATCGCCAACCGGCTTGACGGTATTCTTTGATTTTTCAAAAGTTTATATGCATAATCGAGAGATATACCAAGCATTTTAGAAATATCTTTCACTTTATATCCTTTCTTTTTTTTCCATTGATTTAAGGTTCTCATCATCACCTCGTTAATTCTGTCTGTCTAAGTTATAATACAAAAAAAATAATTTGTCAACACATTTAGTATTTTATTTTCATTATTTTGAATTTTTTTATAAATTATGATACAGTAAGCATTTTGAATTGACAAATTATACGATGTTTTGTGGACATTTTACAAGCATAATTCATGGCATGCTATTTTATTGTCATAATTGTAGACAATTTTTGTTCCAGGTATTATCAGCTTTTTACATTTACCACATAATCCCCGAAAGCGAGCGTATATTTTTTTGATGTTTTCCGGCTTTATTTCTTTTTTTGCAAATTCAAAATTGATTGGCATAAAATATGATGTTAATAGATGCTCTTCACAAAAAAATTTAACCGGTAGATCATTGCCTCTATAATATATTTTCCAATCACAATCATTTATTTTAACAATTTCCATAAGAAATTTTGAATCAATCAGTAGTTCAGAATTGTATTCGAACATACGAAAAAATAATTCTGATAACATCACACTATAATTAACGGGTGAAGAAGGTCTAAAAAGTAGGTGGTTAAAACTATAATTGTCAATTTTATCAATAGAATCAATTGCTGGATATTTAATGTTTTCAACCTTTTCCAAAATTATTTTATCTTTTAAGAATTTTTTAACACGGAAAAATATTGGTTCTTTTACATTCGCTGGTGTTTCCAAAATTCCTAAATATCCGGAAGGTACTAATGATATATGCAATCTATGGCCATCCGTTGCCGCCAATTTCCCCGTTTCCGGGATATATTGCAAACATGACAGAATATCATTATTTATTTCAAGCGCCTTGCAAACAAATTTTATTCTGTCATGCACTTCATTGTGTTTGCTTAATTCAATTTCAAACATTTTGATCTCCTCGATAATATTCTTTTTGAAAATACAACTTCATAATCTTATTCAATGTCGCCTTTTTTGATATTTCCAGGCGACGAGCTTCTTTTTCTAACAGGTGATCGAGTTTTGTCTCGATCTCATACGTACACGTCGTGTACTCTATCCCGTTATATGTGATTATTTTGGTCATAACTTATCTCCTTAATTCCTTATTAATTGATAGGGTTTATCCCATTTTCCAATATTAATTGAGACATAATATTTTGATATATCTCCATAATCCGAATCATGGGAAATTGTTTTATTTCTTTTTTTTGTTCTTGGCTTATGTATGGCATAGTTTATCTCCTTTTAATTTCTCTTCAATCCATCCCCTCACCATAGTCGAAACGGGGAGTCCTTTTCCAACTGCAATTCGTTTCAACTTTTCAATTTCAGTCTTTTGCAATCTGATAGCGAGATACCCGCTCATCCCGCTATCACCAAGGCATCTACGGCCGACATTCATTAATTTTTTTACGGTCATTTTTTCACCTTATGATTCCAAAACCATCAAATTTTCAAAATCCCCATCATTGTAGTTATCATATCCCTGGCCATTTTCTATGGCGAAATTGATTATTTCTTTTTTGTCATACTCGTTGATTATTTCCGTGTACTGTCCCGTATTCAGATTAATTATTGCCAATGGAATTGCCCCATTTGGCAGTATTTGACCTGCAAATCTCAAATCTAATTTTTTTTCTTTTTCAAAAATTACCAAAACTCTATTATAATAACTCATCTTCCCCTCCTATTCTTCTTCTTCTAATCGAAGAAGCTTCTCTAACTCATCCGAAAATTTACATGGTATTGGATTGACCAATACCGGAATATTTTTGACTGCCTGTAATAGGCAGTTCTCCATCTGACTACAATTTTCACAATTTTCACAATTTTCCATTTTATTTTCCTCCTAAATTTTAGCAAAATCAAATACCCTTTTCAGGGCTGTTATGGGCAGCAATATTGCCCATAACATAATTTTATTTATTTTTATGTGCTTTTTTTCTATAGCACATAAAATAATCATTGAGATTAACCATATATTATCTTCAGGTGAAGATAACATATCAAAAAAAAATTTTAATGTTTTCATCTTACCCTCCTATTTCAAAATGAACTTCTCAATTGCTTGAGAATAAATCTTGATAAGCGCTTGCGATAGATAGGTATCACCACAAACGCAATTTGAGTTTTGTAATTGCTGCTCATTCATGAGTTTCCGAAACTCTTCCTTGTTACCGGACTCGATAGCCACTTGCATGGCCATCATGTTTCTAGTAATAATACTGTAATTCTTTTCTTTTGACATTTTTTTTCTCCTTTTTATTTATCATACCTTTATTATAGTATCACAATTTTATTTTGTCAAGTCCTGGAGATATTGATTAATGCAAGGTTTTATTTTGGATTAAAAAATGAAGTCTGCAAATCATTTAATAATGCTGGTTTCGAGACGTAAATTTTATGATTAAAAAAAGTGAAAAAAAATAAATAAAAATGTTACAATAAAATGATTAAAATATAGTTATTTAGGTTTCGGCATGAGATGGCATGTAAACCCGGTGTCTCCGGCCATCGTAGGATAATCAGCGATCCAGCACTCGCCGCCGGTCATACACTCCATTTCACAGAGTGGATATGCCCCTGCCTGCGTTTTTTCCATAATTTCATTGTTAATTTTTTCCATATTATATCCTTATATTGAAAAAATAGTTATACCAAAACCCAATACCGGATGAAAAACTCCCTTCAAATCAAATCCACCGCCGGCAATTACAGAAAACCATTTTCTGCGGGGCCTGTAATTGACATAAGCCTGATTCAAGGTTTTGTATTTTTCCAATAATTCCAAAGTCTTTTTTTCATCCTGTATTTTCAATTCAAATTTCTTTTGCCATGCATCGGCGATCGCCTGAGTCTTCTCAATTATAGATGCCTGATCTGTTAAGACCAATCTTAGATCCGCAATCAATATATCTTTCTTCTCGTGTTCCTGGAGTAGTTCCTCTGTAGTCAATTTCATTTTCCGAAGTTCAGAAGTCAAAATCACTTTGTCATTCTCAACTTTCTTATTCTGGACTTGCAAGAATAGATTGAGACGAGAGATCTCTTTATCCTGGATATCAATAATCTCATTGAGATCTGTTTGTTTAACCTCGTTCATTTTCAAGCTTTCGATGTTTGCTTTTTCGAGTTTTTTTACCTGGCTTTTTAAATTCGAAATTTCTTTCGATTCCTGCCATGAATCCCGGCATGACCGGCAATAGTGACTGGCCAATGCCAGAAAAATAAGTAATCCTATCCAATAGCCAATTTTCACGCGTTTTAATATTTCAATTAATTTTTTCATTTTTTTCCATTCTCCAAATTGTTGATCTTTTCACTGATTCTTCCCTGAAAATTTGAATCAGATTCTTTATGCTGAGCAAAAAGTATTTCATTTTGGTTCATCCTAACGTATAATTTTTCGACCGTTGTCTCGAAAATTACAGTGTTTTTTTCCGAATTCTTCAATAATGATTCTACCATCGTTTGGATCCTAGCGTCCCGTTCAATTAACATGTTCAAATTGTCTGTGAATTTTGAATACATATGCTGTGTTTCATTATGAGCGTCTCTTAATTTTTCATTAGTTTCATTATTCTTTTCATTCATTTTTTGATTTGAATCAAAAAATTTCTCTTTGCAATCTGGTCGCATACCCCTATATTTTGTCACAGTGAATATTATTCCAGATAATCCGATGAATAAGCCTATTATCTCCCAAATTTCCGGTTTCATTTTTTATTTCGATAGCTGATAATTTTGCTTCCCACATCGGCAAGAAAAAAGGAAATTCCAATAAAGATCCAAATATCTTTGCAATTATCGGATATCTCCACCTTGAAAACTGAAAACATAATAATCATAATGACCGTGATAATAGCAAAACTCCATTTTCGTAAACCTTCTAATTTTGTATTCATATAGCCTCCTATACGCCATTGAATATTGAATCCGGTATGTCGGCAAGCGTCAATTGTATTGGCTCCTCGAACATATCGGCATGGTTGGCCAATACCTTATTAACAGCCTCTAATACCAGACTCCGGAAAAAATCACGAATAACTTTTTTTTGAACCGTTGTCCCGAGATTGTACACCGGCATGAAATTAACTCTAACCTCAGATTTTGAATTAAGCTTTTCAAATAATAATTTTAATGTGACAAGTGCCGTCCTAGAATCAAAATTGATATCTATATCCGGGACATTTAATTTTATATTTTTCAATTTTGTCAAATTTTTCAATATTTCAATCGGCATATTCCCCCCCCTATAAAATCACGAGTCTGAATCTCACAGGAGCACCACTTCGGTTTTCAATACCAAGTACCCCAACGGGATTACCGAACCCGCCGCCCTGCGATAATGCTAATGATATTTTTCCGTCCGTACCTGTAGCACCGTATAAATTATCAACACCAGAAGACACAATAATTGTTGCCGCATCAACCCAAATTAATTGTATCCCATAAGATAGAGTAGATTGTAAATTATATATAGCCTGGCATGACATTTTGAAATAATTTATTGCTCCCGAATCGTTTAAAGCCGTCAACAATATAAATCCATTATTTAATCTTTCTGGTATTTTAATTATTTGCGCAGCATCATCCTGTAAATAGAATTCTTTTTCAAATAATTCGCTAGGTCGTTTTGCTCGAAACCCTTTCATCATTTAATAATCCCCATATTCGGCCGTGACATAGATAAATTTCAAGGCAGTTACCGCACTAAGAGCAGCCACTTTCACAACACCAGAAGCCTCGATATTTAGGCCTTCTTCGCATCCCCAAATATCATTTAATAATTGTATGTTTGGATAACTCCCTGTCCCCGCACCGGCCTTTACTAAAGTTCTTCCGATTAAATAATCAGCCGCGCTTACTCTGATGTATAGAGCTACATACCGATCAGTGGTATCGTCTGAACAAACATAAATCGCCTTTATTTTGGCTCCATCGGTTCCAGCCGTCAATAATGTTTTTGTTGTCGTACCGTCGGCATTGACAAGCGTTATCGCCGCATTTTTCGGTGTCTGTGGAAAAATTGGTCTATTCGTAACAGCCATTATAAACCTCCATAATTTTGATATAGCGCCAGGTCTGCGCCTGGATCGCTTATATATTTAATAATCGAACTCTCACTGGTTTTTAACTCAAATTCACTCCCGGATTTTATCATTCTGACTTCTTTTTCACCCATTCCCGACACCCGGTTATAGCCAGAAGTCAAAAGGTGATTAGCTTCCGTTACACCAAAAAGATCGCCTGCTATATATAATGACATTCGTTACCTCCTTAAACCAAAACCCCGCATGCTGTAGGGTTTGTCGATTCATTATTCAAAACTAACAAAAGCGGATCAGCATCATTGTATAATATGATTGCACTTGCATTTATAGCCGTTATATCAACCGCCTCAAAATCAATAAGGTCATCGTTCCTATAATTTTTGTACAATATTTGAATTAATCTTGTGGCATTTGGATAATATCCAAATTGAGAATTGATGCCATATACCCCGGCTAATTCCACGGATTTTCCGCGATTTCTGATTAAACTAAAACTATATTGAATAATAGGTATTCGCCGCAAATAAATTTCACGACCAGCAACGTCCAAGCTGGGTCCATCCTCTGATTGGTAATGCTGTAAAATATTGTCTTTTATTGCCTCCCAATCAGTTGAAATTATAAGATCCGAGGGATATTTTTTAAACTCGGAAAGCCTGAAATTATATAGATATTTCCGTTGTAATTCTTTGAGAATATAAAGAATATTTTTTGAAAATCTAAAAGTATTACCTAAATCGGAAGGCTCAAAAGTATCGGCAGCGGTTTGTAATCCCCAATCTAATATTTTCAAGTTTACCTTTCCGCTTTCATCCTGGAAAACATTGCAGCCAAAGCTTATTGCAAACTTTTGGAAATGATCTCTGAATGTTATGGGATCATCGATAACAATCACCGATGATTGACTATAACCGCGATTTGCAAATATCACCCCGCTATCAATTATTGAATCGGCATCAACCAGAAAAGAATTCCCACGAAGAGCCAATATTTCGTCAAATATTTCCGCGGGATTAGTGATATGTATCGAATTATAAGTCCAGACCAATTGTTTATTTGTTGCCGATAATGTCAAATGTTTATGATTGGCAGTAATATCCCTGACAAGAGTCTCGTTAATGCTCTGTGATTGAAAATGCGTTATAAAAAGATGTTTTGTAGTATCATCAAAATCAACTTTCTTTCCTTTCCCAATGTAGACATAATCAAAATCTGCATTAGCAAAACCGTAAACCGATGAGCCTATATTAAGATTCCCTACCGCATCCGGTAGTCCTGAATGATTAATCGCCTGGATTGCAGTTAATTCAAAATTGTCAATCCACATCCGGGCATTATCAATGTCATATTGTCCGGTGCCAGCGACATAAACTTTCATTATATGCCATTTGCCGTCAAGATAAGCGCTAATATTATCGCTCCACCATTTATAATTAGTTACCGACAGAACCATGGCTGCGGTTCCCGCCGTTACATTGACAGCTATTCCATTAACTCCACCAGCACCATTAAGACTCAGCCATCCCTGCGAATCTGTAGCATTACTGCATCGAAAACGGATCTGTATTGTCATTTCCTGTAATGCGAATCCAGCGGTGGCAATAGCATATGAACTATTGGCGGCATTAAAACACCCTATCGAAAACCGACAGCCTTCTTCACAATTGAAATATATTTCGTCAACATCAGCACCGCTATAATTTATTATTGACCGGTGATGATCGACATCGTTTGTGAGACTACAAAAAGCGTTTATGTTGGTTCCCGCCGGAGGTAGATAGCAATCCCCAAGGGTTTTAATATAATGCTCTGCACAAATATATTTATTAGCATCAATCCTTTTTGCTATCAATATTCCAGTATCTCCATGTCCGTCATCCGAAGCTTTGCCAAAAATCATATTTTGAAAAGCCCCATAATTATTGGTAGGCGCATTCGGAAAGTCCGCATTCTTAATTGTTCGACCTACTTCATTATCTAAGCCGAAAGTCAAAAAATCAGCGACGATCCTAAATTCGTTGTCGCCGGCTTCTGGGATCTCTGCTATTTTCCCCGTAAATAATAATTGGGTGTCCTCATAATCCTCTATTAGTGCACCCTTGATATATTGATCTGTACTTAACATTTTCAGCGTAAAATATCCCTGTGTTTGACCATATTCTGGGGTATCGTCAAACATATATTCACAAGAAGAATTGACGAAAGTCTTGTCAAGATTAATTCTGGAATTAACCGAAGGCGCACTTAAAAGTCTAGCGAAAGATGAGCCGTCACTTACTCCAATAGTGTAAGTCTCCCACCCGGATGGCCATTGAATTCTTACTTTTCTCATAGTCACCTACACATAAGGAAGTATCGCGTTTTCAGTGAATACCAGGTCAAAATTATCAATATTACCAGTTGAGACCGCGCTTTGTTGAGAATCAATAGCATCCTGTTTGACAACTCCATGGTAACAGGGTAATAATCCAGTGTCAGGTATGAACACAACATAGGATTGCATAATCAATTTCTCATAATCAGCATATCGTAATTCACTCACATTTCTAAATTGCAATCCATATTCCCGCCGACGGGCTTTTACCGTTTTAAAAATTTGCCCACCAAAATCATGGACACTCTGCATAACCTGAGAACCTTTTCTAAGATTCCAGGTATGATTAACATCCGGGACAAGGGCCGTACCCGCAAACCATTCGCCAATTTGAAATACCCCGGAAGCTCCGGAAACAATCAATCTAATATATTGTGTAGTACAGGTAATGCCAAAAAGTTTGTACATGTTGGTTAATCGCCATTGAGCGCTGCAATCCACTTCAGTGTAAGATCCGAACGCAGGGTCATCGGTCATTCGTACCAATATCGTAGACCCGACGGGAATTGTATGATTGATTAACGCTATACCATTCCATGCATGAGCCGTTGTAACATCAACCGTCAATTGAATCGAAGTTGTCGAACTTTTCGTATATTGACTTGGCACTCCATTTACACAGCGACCAGCCGGATACAAGGCATCGACGTTTACCCCGGTTACGGTTTTATTCAAGATCCAATCATCGATAAGAAAATCACAGTTAGACATTTTAACTCTTCTTAACTCTTCTTGTAAAATGTCTGCTCTAAGCGCTGGATAAGTACTTTTTCAAACTCAGCCTGGCCATATTTCAAACCCTTAACAACCGCCGCTGTAATTGCCTCTGAATCATTGACATTGACTCCGTGCAGATTGATGGTATTATCGAATGAAGTAGAAATATTCGCTCCTTTAACTCCATCCCCGCGCTCACTCCTGGGAGTAATCAGTACGTGCTCGCCCTTATGCGCGCGTATAGTAGTGTCCTGATTCAATATTGCATTCATGCCAAGTGCCGCGTATTGATTCGGAGGTTTACTACCGCTATCATAATTATAATCATAATCATTTGGATCTGGTGGTTTTCCCCAATCTTTCCAGGGCGGATCTATGGGGCCTATTTTATCAATTTCTAATTTTAAATCACCGACAGAATCAATTGCCGTATCCGTAGCGTCCGGGAAATCTACTTTCAAAACTTTAGCTATTGCTTTCAAAATGTCCCTGATATCCCTAAATATTTCCGCCTCGGTCTCCAGGAGTCCGGCTTTATCGGCCTGGTCGATTAAGGCTTTAGTGTCATCATCGAGTACATACCCGTATTCTTCAGCCATATCTTTCAATATCTTTAAGCTGGGTGCTATCTGCTCTAATGCTGTTTTTTGATCTGCACCCTTAGAAATCAACTCGTCATAGATTGTCTTTGCTTTTCCGCCATATTCTTCTAAGTCTACTTTCATTTTTTCATAAGTCGTAGAGTTGAGATTAGCCATATTGTAGAGGTTTTGAAATGCCGAATTATACCCGGCAATGGCAGTTGTCAAAGCCGGATTTTCAGCCAAAAATTTTTGAGAGTTTAAAACCTCATCATATACCTGTGTACTGATATCTCCAAAAATAGCGGTAAGATCAACATTGTCTTTGATAGCATCTTTCATCTGCTTATATCCGGTAGCTCCATCAAGCGTCCATTGTTTCAAGTTTTGATAATAATTAAGAGTCGTATCAAATAATTTCTTAGTTTCCTCTTCAAGTCCTTTTTCTTCCTTTAATTTTTCGAGTTGTTTAATAAATTGAGCGAAAGGCGAGGCATCACCTGTAATTTTGCTCATCCAACCCCAAGATTTTTGTAAATCATCAATTATTTTTTGTATGCCTTCCGAATTAGCTTCCTCAGCTTGTTTCCACATATCTTTAAAATATGGAGTTATGGTATCTTTTAATGAAGTTATCGAGGACGTGATAAAACTAATTGTCCCAGCAATAGCACCGGCAAGATCTCCGGAGATTGCTGATGTCGCCATTTGTGCAAACGAATCAATGGCTTTCGCCGCATCTTCACTCAAATCAGCGATTTTAACCAATGTATCACAAACAGCATTTCCAACTTGCAACCATAATTCCGTTTTCGCTTTCAACTCGGTATAAGAATCTTTGAGATCTTTGTTTCCGGTATTTAATTTATTACTGTTATCGATAACTCCGTCCATATTTTTGATTTCTTCAAATAATTTCTCATTGAAGCTTTCCAGATTCGGAGCCATCGCCTTTAGTTCGGCATTCATTTGAGCCTTTGTCCGGATATCGCTGCTCTCATGGCCTTCTATGGCTATCATTAGTTTAAGATTCTTTTCAAGCTCTTCATTCTCTTTTTTAATTGTCTCGTTTAATTCTTTCCCTATTGAAATCTCGCCTTTGATTGAATCTTTATGCTTTACTTTTGTATCAATCACTTTTCCCAATGTTTCATTTTGTTTTCTTAATGCTTCGTTTCCATCTCTATGCAATTTAATCGCTTCATCCAACATTTTGGCGTAACCAGGGTGCTCATTTTTATGTTTTCTAAAATAATCAATAACTCTCATTAACTTATCAACTTCATTATCCCCGGCCTGCCCTAAGTCATTCATTTTTTGTTTTAAAAAATCAGAATTAAAACCAGCATCTATTAACGCTTTCGACCATCTATCGAACACCAATTTATAGTTGGCAACGCGATCTTTAATTTTATCGCCCTCACTCAAAAATTGAGTAATATTGGCTATCACCAGTCCAATACCTTGAGCCATTTTTCCAAATAACTCACCGATACTTTTTATGCCTTCTTTGAATGCCGGATCTGACAATGTATCATTTAGTCCGCCCAAACCAGTTTTCATATCACTGGCAGCGATAAATCCCTCACCAAAAGATTCCTCCAATTCTTTGATATCTTTCGTCAAAATTTCAATTTGACCTGTCAATGTCCCAGCAATCACT